AAAGGGAATGATTTCTGTGAATCCAATCAAGATTATCGGGGCGAATCAGTTGTGGGTTTATAACGTAAAAACCCGTAAACTTGGCGTGTATATCGCCGCTGATGCCGCTGGTTTGAGCGTTAAGGGCAGTTCTATCGAGAATTATAAATATAAGGAATCTATTAGTAAGACTCTGAGGAAACCCAAGGAGATTCTTACAAGGGTTTTGTCTGGTGGAAAGGTCGTCTTGCGCAAAGTTATGGACGAAATCAATTCCAAGCCAGCTGAACTCAATGGCAGAATCAATGGTGATAGTATCTTACTAAGGGTGGAGTGATGATCACAGTAACTAGCAATTATCTTGAACGCATAGAATTTTCTATGATTAAGAAATATGTTAGGTTCGTACTGAACAAACTAGTACGAAAAAGTGTGCAAAACAAATCTAAAATAAACATAAAAGTGTTGGGCTTAGATGAAATTAAAGAAGCCGCCAACCTTTTGGATTTGAAAACTTACAAGGCTTGGTGCACATATGATGGTCTGGACGAAGATGGTAAGAAAAAATTCACAGTGGTCTTAGATATAAAGAGAATAAACAGCCGGGCTAAAAAACCTCAAATTAGACTTAAGAATATTTTGATAGATTTGGGGCATGAGTTAGTTCATGTTAAACAGTATCTGAACAATGAAATTTTTGATTATAAGAATGGCGATGTCAGATACAAAGGCTTGATATTTGATGCATCTCACTATATGGATGAAGAAAAATATTTCGATTCTCCTTGGGAGGTTGAGGCATATGGTAGAGAGTTGGGATTGTACGTTTTGTTTTGTAGAAACCTAAAAAAGGAGCGTTCTGGTAAATAATTATGGCTAAGAAGAAGCATTATGAATATAGGGAAACGTCTGAGGATAATCGGGAGTTTGGAGGTGAAAGGGTCAGATCTCATCGATTGAAGCCAAATGATCGTTGGCGATATAACCCAAACGAAATCCACAATTCTCTAGATGGAGATGAAGATGGAGATGAGGATTATGATGATGAAGAATTCTTTTCAGAAAAATGGAAACAATGAAGTAGTTTCCTATAAAAATGTTTTGACAGGCGAAACCGTTGTTTCCTCGAAACAGCCCCCACGTTCTAAATTTATAGACGGAATAGAGTTCATAGAAATACTCAATCCAATCAAAAATACCTTGCATTTTATGCGCAAGGATTGTCTACAAAAAATTCAACAAAGATAACACTATGATTTATTTGCTGGCTGCTATTTCTTCTTGGGGCGTTGCCTTGTCGGCAATCGCTATTGTCGCGTCTGAATACCTTCGCCATCGCAAGTCATTGATTTAACTACAGTTTTTTTCATTGCCTTTTTCGGCTTCATAACGTATAATGGTACCATACGATATGAATTGTTGGTAAATTATGAAGCTGTTAAATATTGATGCAAATCCCAAGACCGTCAAAGGTCAAATCAAGGGATATCTCACATGCGTTCTCTATCTTGCTCCCTGGAAGTTGTCTGGCTACCAGGTTTGCTCGATGGCTGAGATTGCCGGATGTATTCGCGATTGCTTAAATACTGCCGGTCGCGGAGGTATGGCTAGGCTTGATGCTGACATCCTAACTGTGGATGGTCATAGCGTAAAGCTGAATGCAATCCAAAAGGCTAGAATCGCAAGAACTCGACTTTTTATGGAAAATCGAGAAGCATTCATGCAACAGCTTGTCAAGGAAATTGTGTTGGCCAAGAAAATGGCTGACCGCAAAAATTTGACGTTGGCTGTTCGTTTGAATGGCACTTCCGACATTCGTTGGGAAGATGTGCGATTCAACAGCAAAACTATATTTGAGATTTTTTCTGAACTTCAATTTTACGATTATACTAAAATCCCCAATCGTCAGGTCAAGTCTATCAAGAACTACCATCTGACTTTTTCGCATTCTGCTCGACCGGAATTTCAAAAGATTTTGGAGAAGGCCCTGGCTCATTATGGCAACAGCATTAATCTTGCTGTCGTATTCACGCGCAAAAAACTGCCTTCTGAATTCCTTGGAAGGGAAGTTATTAATGCAGACGAATCTGATCTGCGATTCATTGATCCTGTCGGCAAGATCGCTGGTTTGATTGCGAAGGGATTTGCTAAGAAGTCTAACTCAGGATTTTCTTTTTCATGAGTGTGCTGGCCGTTCCTACCATAGGATCTAAAGTCCGAGTTCAAACACAGTACTCAGACAACAAAATTTTTACTAGCCAAGGGATCGTGGTTCCTTCTATTTTTAAGGACCCAACAACATTCGCAGTACAAACAGGGAATCCTAGACACCCAGTATCAGAGATCACTCTGAAATACGTTAAGAGTATTGACGTTTTGTCGGGTTCTATGAAGGCTCTTGCTTCCGAGTTTAAGGCTTGGAAAGTTAAGAGTAAGGACAAGGTGTATTTGGTTACGAGAACTAAAGCACGCTATGAATGTAATTGTATAGGATTTCAGTACAATAAAAAGTGTAAGCATATAACAGCAGTTTCTAACAGGAGTTGATAGTGAATAAGAATAATATTACAAAAAAGCCATTGTGCTTTACTGACCATCAGTGGTTGGTGTACAAAACAGAACTCCAAGAAATTAAAGCTGGCAAAAGGCTTGACATTTGCTTCGATTGTACGGTAGAATATCAGTCGAGTATGAGAAAAGAAGGTCGATGCGCCTTCCCAATGAAACGGCTTGATAGAATTACGGAGTATGTGTAAGTCATTGATCCCAATAGAGTTTTTTCGGTTGACTATTGAGCTATGCTAGTATATAATACTGATGTAGAATTGAAAAAGGGGTTACGGCAAGAAGTAAAACGTCCGTTTGGTAAGTGATTGATTGCTAAGGAGTTTTTTAGCTTTACTTTTACTACCGGATAGGATATAATATCTCTCGTAACGTAAGAAATTAAGTAATTTTTGAGAAAAAGTAACTATATATTAAACATTAAGAACATCCTTGAGTGATTCGCCACTCCCGAACTTTCTATTCGGTAGGCTTAACTAGTAAGAGCCCAAGTCGCAAATATTGACAAATCCCGTCGCGACGAAAAGAGCGAGCCTTTTGAATATGCGTGTAAAAAGCGCTCTTGATCTATGCCATAAGCGCGCATAGAGGCACCGATAGCCAAGTTCGGCGTTGTGAGCCGCAGATTACGATAAGTCTGCCCCGTATTAGGTAAGCGGGTTTTTTTGTCCCTGCGACAAAGAACTCTTTAACAAAATGGTTTTTTATTTTGGTCCGTTCGTCTATCGGTCAGGACATCAAAATTATATAAATAGATTATATGATTGGAGGTTCTTATGGGCGGTTATAGACGGGGTTCAGGTAGAAGTAAGTCTGGATATTACAAAGGCATATATTGCGGAAGCACTTATGAACTTTGTTGGGTGATCTACAACATAGATCATAACATAGAATTTACTCGTTTTCCAGGAAAACTGGAAAAAAACGGGGTAATCTATTATCCAGATTTTCTTCTTGCTGATAAAAAAACTATAGTAGAAACAAAAGGCTATGAGAAGCAAGAAACAGTTCAACAAAAAACTGCGGTTGCTGAAGCGCATGGTTATATTGTTTGTGTCTTGAGAAAAGATGATCTGAAGTTTGCTTTTGATTATGTCACTAAACGATATAGCACATCAAAATACTATGAGTTGTATGATGACTATAAGCCACAATATGAATATGTGTGCAATCATTGCAATTCTACTTTTTTTGTAGACAAAAAGAAAAAGACTGATGTGTATTTTTGTAGTAGAGTGTGCGCAGGTAAACATCGTAAAACATTTGTTATGACTGATGAGGTGAAAAGAAAAATTTCTCAATCACTCATTAACAGAAATGTGAAGGTAAAACCAAAACCATATAAAAGACAATACAAGCAAATTTGGATTACTGATGGAAAAACAAATACGAGAATAAAACATGATAATGTAATTCCGCAGGGTTTTGTTCGAGGAAGGTCCCATGGAGAACGACAGCTATCTCAGCACCCTTTCAAGGTGCAGTAGCGGGGGCAGCACCCGCTGGGACTACCACCACATTTTTGTCAGAGTC